AGAGCTTTAACCTTACACAGCAAGCGCCGAAATCTTAGTTGCAGTTATAAATTCTTACACAGCCGCCCGGATTTGTGCAAATTAAATCGCCATAGTTACACAAAAGCGCACGGTAAACACTCTGATTTTCCATCAGATTGAAAATACCGCCGCCCTGCAGGTCTGCAAAATTCCACTCCTGTGTGTGCAGCTCCATCGCTTTTGATTCAACGCCCCAAATTTCACCGGCGGGTACAAAAGATTCATTCACAATGTCCACTTCAGTGTTGCCAAAAATAAACTTAATTGCTTTAAATCCGCCGGTAATGGTCTTAGACATCTCCTCGACGCGAATATTGTTTGTCCTCAAATAGTCAATGTACGCGTCATATGCGTCATCACCGCAAAGAAGCATGTCAATATTACTGTTTTTGTCATTTTTTGCAATTCTTAATGCCTTTGTAATCGTTCCATCCTCAATGGTGTCTCCTGCATCAACCGCCACAGGATAAAGAAACGGATTTGAAGCCTTTGTAATACCATAAAGAGATGTTACATTGTTATCAAATATCGCGCCTAAACCTGTAATTTCCCGTTTGTAAGAATTCTGAACAGTAATAAAACCAGCGGTCAACGTCATCGCATCACCAGAAACAGTAATTGTTTTATTTGTTCTGTCAACACTGACAATTCTTCTTCCTGCGCCGCCGCTTACCGGAGAAGTTCCGCCCGTGGCGTAGATGTCAATAATCAATCCCTCTTTTAAATACTTCGTATCCGCTACGGTAATGATATTGCCCGCCGTATCCAGCTTGCTAATTGTCGTTAAAACACCGGTTCCATTGCCAAACAACGCACGTCCAACGTTCCATTTTGCCGTTTCATACGCCCCTTTTACCTCAACGTCCAGCGCGTTCGCCATTGCGCCTGCTGTGTCGGTCAAACGAACCGCTTTCGCGGAAATGGCAATGTTTACATACATGTCCTTGGCGTTGGTTTCAAACCGCTCGAACCGCACACCGCCGGAAGCGGGCGTTGCTTTCCCCTCTTCGCCAAAGCCAAATCCGCCGGAAAGTCCCACCGGCGCACTTGCTACAATTTTGTTCGACTTACAGGGAATTTTTTTAATTTTCCCTAAAAGCGCACTGGGCTCAACCCCAAGCTGGTTTCTCCAAACAGGCAAATAGTTTTCTTTCAGTGCCTTTTCAAATGTGATTAAATTCTGCATATCCTTCTTTTTCCTCCTTAAATTTTTATGGTCTTACACACCAAACATCTTTTTTGTACGTTCCGATGCGTCTTCCCATGATTTTGGTTTTTCTTTTATATTCAGTGCCGCATTCACAGCGCCGTGAGAGGCAGACATGGGGGGCACTTGCTGATTTTGTTTCACGTCAGAGAGTCTCTTTTTCTCAATTAATTCCTGAAATTCAGGGTTTTCCTCATAAAGCCGCATGAAATCCTCCGCAGTGGGCTCCTTTTGCGGCGTGTTAATCGCGTTTACGCCTCTTGCAATGGAAAACGCCGTGATGTACTTTTCATCAATCGGTATGTCGTCGCCGCGCAAAGCCGCATTATTTTCAATAATGCGGTCCATCTGCGGAATTAATTCTTTTATTCCCTCAAGCTCCGGCACTTTTGACAGCGCGTCAATCACCGCCGTTTTTTCGCGTTCCAATCTTCCGCGTTTAGCTTCTTCCACAAAGGGCGAAAGCTCGTCCATAACGCCGCGCTTTACATATTGCGCCATGGCTTCCGCATATTCGTCCTGCTGTCGTTTCATCTCTGCTTCATCGGCGAACGCCAGCGATGCAAGGTCAATCACAGGCTTTTCATAAACCTCGCCCACAATGGACTCCTTTTGCTGCTCGTTCATTTGCTGCATCTGATTTTTCAGTGCGCCGAACCCCTCCTGAAGCTGGCTGTTCTGCTGCATAAGCTGACTATTTTGTTCCCTGAGCTGCTTTAATTGCTCATTCATGTCAAGCGCTGCCTGCGCCGCCATTTCCGCCGAATTCACTGCATCGTCTAAAACCGCCTTTGTCTGTGCAGTTTCTATTTCCTTGTCTTCTCCAGGCTGTAAATCCTGCGGAATATCGTTTTCTCCCTCATCCGTCATAGCACTCTCCGGCTGTTCGCTCAATTCCTGTTCCCCATTACTGCTTCTCGGCAGTTCCTCAAACAATTGCTGCGTCTCTTGCCTCGCAGTATCAAATTCAGTTTCCATTCGTAATCATTCCTTTCATCTCGTCGGGACAAGCGTCACTCGGTTCAAGTTTTTTTACAAAAAAAACTTTCACTCCGTTCTGCTGTCCCTCAGCCATCAACGCTTGCCAATCACACTTCGCCTTGCTCGTGCTCTTGGAGCGTTTTGACATACCCTTTCAGGGCACACAGTGGGCGCTATTCGCAAAATTAAAAATTTTGATAGCGCTCCATCTATCCCGCAAGGCCTCCGCCTTGCAGGAACCCTATTCGTTCTTCCTGCTGCTTTTGCGCCAAAGCCTGCTTATGCTGCCTTAAATGGTCTTCTAACGCCTGTGCATACTCTTTTTTTCTCATTTTCAGTACCTTAAAATCCATCTGCAAAATATACCTCAAATGCTCCTCAATGTGAATTTCATGGTCGTCAAATTCCGAAACCTCCGGCAAAACGCCGTTTTCAAAAAATACATTTTCCCGTTGTGCCGACTGCAGCTGCAACAGGTTGATGTTCATAATTTCCGAATAATTCCCAACCTTCATAAACTCCAACGCCCGCTGTTTCACCCGTTCCGGAATTTTTCCCGTGCTGTCCGTAAACAGCCCCATGTTAAAGGCGTCAAAAAAACGCTGCTTCTGCATATCTTCACTCATTAACAGTTCGTTTTCCGTAACATATTCCACATCAAAGCTTGTAATATCCTCACCGGAAAAAACAAGGGCGTTTCCAATTGCGTTTGTGCCAACATAATTCACAATTCGTTTCGTATTGGCGAACCGCTTATAAACCTCAAGCCATAAAACCGCAAGATTTTTAATACTGTTTCGAATGTGGTCGCCAGTCAGCGAAAGCCTCGTGTTGTCAATATCCTGAAGATTTGCAATCGCAGTTCCAGACGTTACCCCCGCCGGCGTTGCCCCATTCACCATCAATTGTGAAGTCCCGGCAACATATTCCATGTCAGACTTTAAATTATACCGCTCCTGCATAATTTCAGACGGCAAATTTCCGTTTGGAACCGGCACGGGAGGGCTCGAACCCTTCCGATACACCAGCACGGCGCCCGGCGCCGCTCCGTTTTCCTCAAATTCTTCTATGTCAATAGAGCCTTCCTCAGCGTAAAATCCTTGAATTGCAACCCGCTTAATATATTCGTGAATCCGGTTTAAACAACCGTTATACGCCCTCTGCCTCGGAATTAAATCCTCAATGGCCGATTTACCGAAAAACTGTCCCGGCACCTCCCGGCAAATCATCTGAACCAGCGGAATGCGTCCATACGGCAAATCGCCGTAATACACCAAATGCTCCCCGCCAACAATGATCGCCATCTTGCCGTTTGGCAAATGTTTCGAGGGCCGCTCAAAATACGTCACAACTTTAACGGCATTGTCCACACTCTTGTGCCCAACGGTCATCACAGAATTTTCATACCCATATCCGCCGCCGGAGGACATTGGCGTCAATTGAAAGGTTTCCACCGCGCTTCCCGCAGTTTTAATACCATAAAGATCATACACGTCGTCTACCGTTTTTACTTGCTCTAAAATAATGGACCGCTGGGCTTCCACGCTCTGCTTAAATACACTTTCGGGATACACCTCATAGGGCGTTATCAAACCATAGTCCAAATCACCCTGATAAAAGGCCTTTGAAACCTTTTTCTCCACACCGTCTTCCCCTACAACAACATCCGTCTGCGTGGCATACCGCTCTCCCTTGTCTTTGTCCCACCAAGAAAGCCAAAAACAGTTGCCGCAAAGCTCATTCCAGGCAATCGCCGTGTTTTTCTTCGTGTCAAAATCAGAAACCGACTGCGTATACTGCAAAATGCTGGTAGAAACCTCCGCCTTAGCATAATCGTCTAATTCATTGGTTCTGGGTTTTACCTTCATGCGGTAATTAATTTTTTTCAGGTTTGCAATCCTTGTTTCAATTAAAGGCGCAATCTGGTTAAAGGTCTCCCGCTCCAACCAGTCATACACAGGCTGGAGCTGTTCAATTTCCCCTCGATAGGTGTTGAAATCGCAGTATTGGTTTCCAACTAAAAAATTTGCGTTTAAAATCCACTGTGTTTCCAAAGGCGCTTTTTCTGTCCGTCGCTTTTCTAAATCCTCCAAAACAGCTTGGATAATGTCCTCTTTAAAAAGCTGATTTCCCTCATTGTCAACATCGATTAAAATATGCCCGTCGTCCTCCGCCGTTTCTTTTCCCTTTTTCGGGTTAAAAAAGCTTCCGGCAGCTGCAAACACACCGGAGAGCGGCGGCTTAAACCGAAAATTCATTTGTTATCCCCCCACCTTTGTTTTATCACGCCACCCCCGCAAAACCTGCTCGTGACGGCTTATGGGATTTTCCACTTTTCCGCGGGGCGGCTTTTCCGGCTCTCCATTCAGCAGGCGGTAAAGCTCCCTGCGCTCAATGTGCTGTAAAACCGCCTGAAATATCAAAATTGCCGCTAATACAAACACGCTCCCAATCATTGTTTTCCTCCCAAAGCTTTCCCCTTCGTCCGCGCCCCGGCCGTTGTTTTCTTGCTCTGCTGGTCTGCAGGCTCCTGCTTTTCCAGCATTTTTTCAGGCTTTTCCTGGTTTGCCGGAGTTTTAGCACGACTTGCTGTAAGCGCATCGCTGAAAAACAAAGCCGGCGGCGTTTTTGGTTTTTCCCGAACGGTTCCCGGTTTATAATGCTCTGCCTCAGCTGCCGCAGCCTTTAAACAGTCCAAACAAATAATTACAGTGTTTCCAAATTCGCGTCCTGTTGTCAGCGAAAAACAATCGGTGCATTTACACCCTTTCACCATACATTTTTTCTTTACCTTTTTTACATGCATTAAAAATAGCTCCTCCTTTTTCCATATCTTCCGCTTAGCATCTTATCTCTATATTTCTCTACGTCTGTCTTCTCCTGACGCACAGGATTAGACGGATAGGTAAAAAACGTCACAAAATACCGAAGCGCGTCCGGCAAATGGGTAATGTCATGCGGCTCGGTCATGCAGTCCGTAGACTTTTTTAAATCCCTCTGCAGCGCCGGCAAACACTCTATCAGCTGCTCACAGCAAGAAAAAATCTTAAGACGGCTTGTTTTTCCGTCCTCACGTTCCGTCACCTTTAACAAATCCTTTAACGCAAGCCACCCGGCTTCCCGGTCTGCACTTGCCTTCACAAGCGGCAGCCCGTTTTCTGAAAACAAATCCGATTTTCCCTTTAAAGACTCCTGCGACCGCGCCCAAAGGTCTGGAGGCGCAGCAGTATAATCAATTCTTTCTCCTTCCGAAAGACTTAAAATATCGCTTGCCCCTTCCGATATAATTTTGTCCGGTTTCGCATACTCACGATAAACAAAATAGGTTCCATGTTCATCAATTGCCACCCAAACACAGGCCAAACAGTCAAGTCCATAGTCAATGGCCCGAAAGCGTTTCCAATGCTCGGGCAGCGGAAACGGCT